CCCAAGTGTCAATGAAAACATCTGGATTGTATTTGTCGATGATGTGTCGTTTGGTGTTGGGAAAAACTTGGTCCCAACACCTCATGTGACCGGTTAATAAGAGTGCTACATTCATTCTTTTCTTTCGAAATAAAGATTGTCTTCATTCACCTGTGATTTTACATCTGTGATTTTAAAATTGTTTTGTTCAAGGAATGAAAGAGCATCTTCTTTGGTGTGTTGCCCCTTGTACAGTCTAACTTCTGCCGACTGTGGAACTTCAACCACTCCAGATTTAACGATCTTAAGTTTTTCACCAAGGCCTTTGAGTACAGCCAAGTCCGAGCCTTGTGCATCAATATGAAGATGGTCAATTTGTGTAATTTCGGGAGCATAAATTGACAACCAGGTATCAAGTCGATACACATTCACCTTTTTGGAAGCACGTACAACAAAGTCTGTTCTTCCTGGCCATGTTTCAGTTAAATTATCGGAGAAAGTGTTGAGTGAGGCTGAACCAGTATCATCCTGCACCATATGGAAATCTGCTTCTCCGTCAAAATCGGAAATAGCGGTTTCATAAACATGATAACGGTCTTTCATACCTCTCGCTTCTGCGGCAATACGTAGAAGCCTGGCAAGTTCAGGTGTAGGTTCAAACGCATAACAAATAACATTTGGATTATGCTGTGTAATGTCAAGCGAGTCTTGACCGTGGTGGGCACCAACATCAAATAGTATCATTTTTATTCCTTGTGATTGTCTAAGAAGTAATTAAGGTCTTCAGGTGTACCGATACCCCACATCTTCTCGATATTTTTAACACGAATCTTTTTACCATCACCGATGGCTTCATTGAACACGGGACAAGTATAGAATTCACCATTTGTTCGAATGTTCTTAGAGATCATTTGTTCAGCATACTTCACGTAGTCTGAACCGTGACGCCAGTAGTAAATACCAACGGTTGCTTCATCTGAAATAACTTTCTTCTCTGCAACTTCGGAAACAAAACCATCTTCATTCAGTTTTGCATATGACCATTTTGGATGTGTCGCTTTGAATGTTAGAATACCACCATCGATAGAATCTGCTGAGAATGCATACATACATTCATTAGAGTTCCACTCAACGAATTGGTCAGAGTTAGCCATAACCAACGGTGCATCATTGTCGATGTGTTCTTTAGCAAGCAAAGTGGTGCAAGCGGCACCATCTGTGAGTCCGTCAACTTGAACAATTTTGCAACCTGGTGCAATTAGATTCAACAAGTATTTCAGATTATATGTTTCATAGTGTTCTTTTTGAACCAAGAAAATATAGTTTGCTTCAATGTTCAAGTTCTCAACTACAACCTGAATCATTGGCTTACCACGCACTTCAATAAGTGGTTTCGGGAAAGTGTATCCGGCTTGTGCAAAGCGTGAGCCTGCGCCAGCCATTGGAATCAAAACATTCAGCTTTTTGTCTCTCCATGGTAGAGACTTTTTACTTGTACCTTCAATCGTATTCATAAGGTCATAAATCCTTTGCATCATATATTCAGAGTTAACTTCTTTTGCATTTTCGACCGCAAGCAGGTGTGCTCCAGAGTCCAATGCGCCTTGGCGTCCAATATGACTATCTTCCACAATAATTGTATTTTTGGGAAGTGCATTTAGTGCAGTCATACATTTCCAATACATTTCAGGATAGGGTTTCGTGCGAGACACATCCTCATTACTGACAAAATAATCAACTTCGTCCATCACACCAATACTTAGTAGAGATAATTTTACAGTCTCACGGATAGAGTTTGATGCAACAGCAATTTTGTAACCACGTGCTTTGATTTGACGGAAGATAGTCTGTAACATATACTCTTTACAGAACCCACGAACAAGATTAAAAGTTGCTTCTTGTTTATCTTTCCATATTTTGTCATATACAGATACGGGTAGATTCTTTTGCTCAGTGAGCATCTTCAGTTTTTTGGTGGTGTTCAGACCATCATACTTACTAAGGTGTTCTTCACGTGTGATTACAAATTCTTCACCAACTTTACGGAGTGCATCATTCAGTGCATCATAATGAAGTTCACGTGAATCAATCAAAACTCCATCAAGGTCGAAAATAACTAACTTACTCATGTTTATTGAACTTTCTTAGGATAGAACGAACATCTTCAATGGGTGCATCAAGTGGCATCTTATGGAGTTCATACATATCGGGATTTTTGAAATATGCCATTAGCAATAAACCTTGGTCATCATCAACTAGACCGAGGTTCATTAGATATTCTAACGCTTCTTTCATATCGATGGCAAGAGTTCGCCACTGTTCTTTTTGTGCAACAAAGACACCACCAATAATAAACACCACATTATTTTGTACTGCCAAAGCGGCTTGTTGTTTAGCTTGTGTTAGAATTGGATCACGGTAATTAAAATAGTGCATCTTACCTGGAGTGAAATCGTATTCCCATTTTTTACTGAGTGGAATATGTTCAGCGTCACGGCAATAACCAAAGTCTACCCATGATGCAAACTCATTTGTGATTAGACCACGTTCATATGCATCAGCAACATAGAATGCTTTGAGTGATGTAACACCAACATAGTCTTTAGACCAATATTCAGGATTACGTACTTGATAGGGATTAATTTTTTTGATGAACTCAGGTGATGTTTGAATTGCTTCAATCTTATCACGAAGTTCTTGGTGAATATTGAAGTAGTCATACTCAACTACTTTAACATTGGGAGAAATTGCGGCTAAACGTGGTGCAATATCGGGTGATGTATATACAATAATTTCTGTATCAATCTCACACATGCGTGTGAAGTGGTCGATGTACTTATCAACAGAACGTTGCAGATAATGTGGAAGTGGTCCGCCATTTTTCTGGACGTTCATCGACCAATCACCTCGGCCGATATCATAGAATGCAGTAACGATGCTAATTTTGCTCATTTCAAAGTCCCATATTTATTAAATTATAAATTTTACGTATTGTACAAGAAGTATTTAGGCGAACTGCCAGTATTGGTATCTTTTGTGATGTTTGTTCCATATTTTTTAGAGAAATATTCCATCCATTCTGGAACTCTATCATATTGATGCACAATCACAAAAGGTGCACCATCGGAATTTACGATGAGTCCATCTTCAGACATTGTAGGTGCTTTTTCCAATAAATAAGGTTTCAACTTTTCAACAAGGTCTGGTTTACTTGTCACGTGTGCATTTATTGTCCATGCATCTTTTAATTTTGTCACATGTGCCTTTGTTGACCAAAGTTTTGTATTAAGCAACATATTATATGCCGCTTGGTCACAAACCCAATCTGCACGATTCATTGAAAATTGATATAGATAGAAACACAATTCTTTTATCAATTCGCTACGACCAGCAAGAACACCGACATTACAAACTTCATTTTCTTTTACTTCGTTGTAAAAGTAATCACCAAAATTCTTTCTAATGTTCTCACGATTCCATTCTTCGTCTTTTATTTTGATTGCTTCTGATGATGCAATAAGTCCACGTACAAACTTGGAGTTAACGATAGAGTCGATGTAAATGGTAGGATCGGACTGAAAAATAACATCACGCACATCAGTCGAAACGACATAACGATACACACCTTCATTCTCTTTCAAGAAATTATAGATGTGTATGAATCGTTGCATGTGAATCATCATCTTATCATTGCGTTCAACCGGTATGACAATAACACCTTCTTCGATCAATTTCTTCACCAAGTCTGGTGTAGTTCCAATCGCAAATAGAACCGTGTCACCTTTGAAACCGGTATCTTTGATTGACTGTACCCAAGGCTTGAGTACATCATAATCTGTATAGTTGTTAAATGCACCTATGATTAGGTCTTTTTCCGCCATGGGTATTCTCCATTCATTTTTTGTTTCATCACTTCATTTCCTTTAATAAAGAAAACATCTTGTACCGAATCTGCTCGACTGGCTACTCTGTAGTTTACAGTATACTCACCATTCGTGTCAAATTTTGGTAGATTTTGCATCATAAATGGAGATAAAATTCTATCAACTTCTGGTTGCTCCTGTGGGTGCCTTGCACGGCGATACCAGTAAGGAGAGAATTGAATTGCCGCCATCTTTGGAATCATAAAGCAATTCACATCAATAAATTTATCATTGATAACCGAGGTCCATTTACCAAGAGATTCACAATCGTCATTACATATGTATGTGCCCTCTTGTGATACAATCTTTCTGAGTGAATATGCCCAATCGTTACCACGTTGAATAACGTCAACAAGCGATTCGATATGATGGTCTTCATACCAGTTGTCTTGGTCAAGGAAACAAATGTAGTCACCATTTGCAATGTATGACAATGCACCATAGATTCGGTGACCATTGTATTGGCTATGACCAGTATTGTATGGAAGTTGTAGTAACAAGGCTTGTGAGCCTTCTAATATTCCACTGGATGTTTTTGCATAATCTGGTCCATCAACTACCACAATATGCTCTATGTTGGAATAAGTCTGTTTATTTACAGAGTTCAATGCATCATATAATTGATGACTACCTGTTGTTGGGGTAATCACCGTCACCAATGGTTTCATAATTTATCCTCTTGTTACTTTTAAGATTCTTTGTATTTGTGCTTCAATAACTGGACCACGATTTGGCCACTTAATGATTGGTTGATCCGCAGTTTTGAGTAATTTCATCAAAAAAGGAATAATAAGTTTTTCAGCTTCAGCTAGCCTTGCTTTATACTGTTCTACCGTATCTTCTTTTTCTGAAATGATAGAGTTGTATTCTTCTTCATCGGTGGCGGTGAAGCCGAAATCGAAATCATCTTCATACTCACTGAGAATTTTTTGTGTGTCTTTGTCTAATGGCATTTTAAATGAAACAAGAAAGGTTTAGTTGGTCTTTTTTAATTGTAACAGATTTTCCATCAACTGGCGCTATGTTAAATGGTGATTTTTTACTTGCAGGTATGGAAAATTGCATTTCAAAAGTAAATTGATAATTACCACCACCTTTGTACTGTACACGGGCACGATATGTAGCCTTTGCAGATTTACCAAACATTGGAACATCCTTTAGCTTCAATGGGTTTTTAGAACCCATCAAGTAGAAACCATGCGTACCAACATTCACATAAAAGGTATCTTTTTTATTGTAGTATTCTTCGATCTTACTTGCCGCAATCTCACCACGAATATCGGGAAATGTATCCCTATCTCTTTCGTATCTCTGTTGGTTCGTTAACTTACCAGCAGTTGATTCCCACAACAAGTCTTTATCACGTTTGAATGGAATTTCTTTCCATTGTTTTTTTATGATATCGAATAGACCAACTTCTTCGGCTAAATCGGCAATGAATTGTTTTTCATCATCATCTTTTTTGATATCACCGAATTTCCATGGGTTCTTTTTGTCCTTACTATCATACTTCATTACAAGAGAACCAGCAGATGCGGCGGTGATTTTCAATTCACAACCAGCCTTTTTCTTGTTATATTCAAGCATCAGGTCTGGTTGATCGTGTCCTGCACCGGCTGGAACAAAAGATTTTGGTACAAAACCCAAAGGTTTTAATATATTTGCGGCATTCACTTCGTATTGAAAACCTTGTTGTGCGGCCATTTCTAAACACTCCAAATGGAAGTATTTATACTTTGAACCCTCCAAAATCTTTCTTCTTGAAGTTACCATTTTGTTGTTGTGGTGGTCTTTGTGTTGGGTTATGTCCTGCATCAGCTAAACCGGATTGTGCATCTTGTTCAACATCATACAGTTTCATCTTTGACCTGTCAATACCAAGAACGAACCTTTTATATGCTGTTGGATCGGAGTAACGGTTCTTCAACTGTTTCACCATGATCTGATTTAATGCCTCAAGTTCTTCGGAAGAAATGAGAGCAAACATCAAGTCAGCGGTTGCTGGCAAACCAAAACTTTCACTTGTATCTTCGAGTCCGGGGTCGGATGAAGTAAAACCAGACCGTGTTGTTTGTGTAGCAGATACAATTGGGACTCCGAATTCAACTGCAAGTCCTCGCAATTCTTCTGCAATTGATTTGACATAGGTGTATGAGTTAATGTTTGCACCCGCTTTGATACGAGAAGAACAGCAAATATTAAGATAATCAATAAAAATGATATCAGGAACAAAAGATTTTTTAAGGTTAAGTTCATTCAATAGTGTTCTAAAATGTACAGCAGATGCAGATGCTGTTGGATATTCTTTAATAATCAATTTACCTGTTGTCATCTCTTTGACACGTTTGACCTTTCGGTCATACATGTCTTTAGGAAGTTTCATCAAATCATCGATGGACACATTAAGCAAATTTGCATCTATACGTTCTGCAATTTTCTCCTCAGCCATTTCCATAGTGATGTACAGTACATTTTTACCTTGTGACATAGCACCAGCGGCAACATGACACATAAAAAGAGACTTACCAACACCAGTACCAGCCAAGGCGATATTAAGGGTTTTTGTCGGAAGACCGCCCTTAGTGATTTTGTTGAAGTAATCGAGGTCGAAAGGAATTCGTTCTTCTGTTCTGTGATAGAATTCATATCGCCCATCGGAGTCCTCCAAATAATCGTGACCAACTGAATTGTCGAAACTTACTGCAAGAGCATCCGACAAAATTTTGGGAATCGCACCTTTGTCATTCGTCTTATCTTTACCATCAAGGATGGAAATTGAATTTAAGACTGCATTATAAATGGCTTTTTCCTGGCAGAACTTTTCAGTTTTGTCGATGAGCCAATTGTTATCAGTTTTTTGTTCCGTCTTTGAAGATTGTTCAATTTCTTGTAGATAAGTTTCGCACTTTTCCACTTCTTCATTTGTGAGATTACGCCTCTCTTTGATGGCCAATGTAATCGCTTCAACTGATGGTGTACTATTGTAAGCATTTGTAAATGATAAGATTTCATCATAAATCACCTTTTCAGTTCTATCTGTGAAATATTCATCTTTAAGGAAGGGCAAAGCCTTCCTCAAATAGTCTTCATTTTGTATCAGGTTCCTCAGAATAGTCTGTTCCAACTTCATCAATAATCCCTTTATCAATATTTTCTGACATGATACTAACCAAAACATCACCAATGTGATTCTTGAAATTCATGTCTCTTTCGAGTTCGTCCTTCTGTAACGGAGTCTCTAACACATTATACACGAATTGGAGATAGATGGCACCATCTTTCTCCTCCTCAAACTTCACTTTACCATATTGATAAACGGTATCAATGTATTTTCCAGATAATAGTTTGATACCAACTGTGGTGTTTTCCGATTCAGGAATCACATAATTAAAATCAACACCTTCCTTATACTGGTTCATCTTCTGCCTCGATTTCTTCTTGAATAATTTCTCCTGCCGCAACACGATATTTGTCCTCAATAAATTGACGGAACGATTCTGTCTTTAAAATTGGTAACCAAAAGTCTTTGGTGTCAGTATCTTTGATACGATACTTTTTATCTTCTACTTCACCGGAGGATACATCCACTTTGCTATACCAACCGTTTGACGGTTTGATGACATGTCCGGACTCCAATGCAATATCAAGTAAGCCTGACCAACGGCTAATACCACCATCAAAAGATACTGAAACAGGGATTTTAGATTTTTCTTTAACATAGCGGGATTTTTCTACGTTGATAATAAAATTGTAACCGACAATTTCGGTACCCTCTTTTTCTTGCTGACGACCAATAATGAAGATGTTATCGGCAGAGTAATAAGAACCTGTACCACCACCAACAATGTCTTTAGGGAACATACCAATTTCTTTGTATGTATGATTCACAACAACCATCGGAATATCTTTGAGTGAAAGATGTGGTGTCACCATACGGAACAAGGACTTAACCTGTTTAGCACGTGACATATCTGCAACAGATTTACCTTCAAGTGCATCTTCAACCTCTTTCTTAGATGCAAGGTTACCGATAGAATCGATAACAATAATCAATCTCTCACCACGTTCAAGATTGGTGAGTTGTTGCATAATATCAAACTTTAGCTGTTCAATATCTGTAAGAGGAGTATGGAGTACACGGTTAGTATCGATACCGAAGCTATCAAAATAACTCTGCGGAGTACCAAACTCAGAATCGTAAAAAAGAAGTGCGGAGTCTTCATATTTGTCCATGTAAGATTTTGCCATCAAAAGTGAGAATGCGGTCTTAAAGTGTTTTGATGGGCCTGCCCACATTGTAAGACCTGGTGTTAAACCACCATCCAGTTTACCTGATAACGCAACGTTGATGATAGGTACGGATGTCGGAATCATATCCTTGTCCGTGAAGAATTTAGACTTTGCCAGAATGGCGGAGTCTTTAATAGAACTGTTCTTTTTAATTTTGTCCAAAATGCTCATAATTTTCCTTTAATCGAATAGTGAGTTTGTTCGTTCAGTTGTCCAGTCCATACAATCAAGAATGACTTTAATTGGTTCTAAAAACGTTTTGTCAAATTGTAGATTGTAGTCGATACAATCTTGGAGACCAAACTCAGGAGGTAATCTTCCTGGGAATGACACCACATTCTCTTTGAATATGTTTGGTGTTTTGAGATAGGTAAATTTAATCTTTTCACCCTCTTGAATCAACGGATACTTCTTTGATAGACCTTTTTCTTCAAGGTACTTATTATATAGCAAGGCACCTCTCACATGGATTGGTGTACCTTTCGAATATATGGTAGTCTTGTTAGCATACTCTTTCAGTCCATTGATACCACGTGGAAATGAAATGTCTTCCACATTTAACTTCTTGAATTGTGACCGGAAGTTTTCAATGAATTTGTGCATGTCTGACTCGGTACCCTTCATCATAATCTGAAGTGCTTCTTTCATCTTCTCACGCACAGGCGCAGGCGTGGAGGACTTAATCATTTCAAGACCCATGACCTTCATGTCAGGTTCAGTGTACTGAACACCTTCATTGTTATACACGTGCATGATATAACGTTTCTTGGCAGTCCAAATACCTTTGTCAGCCAATGCTTCACGCTTCATTTGCATCTTCTGTGCATATGCATGAACATAGTCTGCCAATTCATCATAAGATTTGTCGATGAATGGTTGAATCTTTTCTTCACAAACTTTATCCATAAATTGGATTACTTTGTCTTTTGGTAGTTTTACTTCACCGCCAGCACCATAAACCTTTTCAACCAATTCACCAAGACGGAGATAAATGGAATCTGTGTCAGACGCAATAACATAATCTTTATCGGTCTTCAACAAACCATTCATGTAAGAATTGATCTTCTGTTCAATCCAACGAATACTCAATTGACCAGCAGTGGTGACACCCAAGGCCATACGTAGATCATAAAACCGAAAATATTGGGAACCCAAAGCGCCATAAGCACTATTAAGTGATACTTTTTTTGCCAACTGTAGGTTGTTGTATCTGGCGATACGTTTCTCAATGTCATATTTCTTAGTATCATCTTTTTCAACCTCATAGTCTTTCTTGGCTTGAATCATCATCTTCTTGAACTTCTTACGGTCTTCATACATATCTTCCATCATTTTAGGTAAGAAGCCTTGTATATCGGTACGGAAGAACTGACCATTCGGAGTGATTGTCACATTTTCCAAAGTAGACAAGTCAACTTCTTTTTTCAGAAGTTTATCAACAGATACACCTTGCGAAAGAATATCACGCATCTCTTGTGTGTAATTTGCAGGTTCAATCAAAGTCTCTGGCGAGATATTGTACTGCATCATCAAGTGGGGATACAGAGAGTTCAAGTCAAATGATGCAACCCAATTGTGAAGACCAACTTGTGGTTCTTTCACATATGCACCTTCGAAAGCGGCATCTTTATCTTTGACAATACGTGGAGGAACCACAATGTTCTGATTCATCAAGTGATTGTATGTCAGAGCATCCCACATGCGTGTCTGTGCAAACACATCATCATAGTTTGTCTTTGTGTCATAAGCCAGAGTGAGTGCCAGTTCCAACAACTTAAGTTTATCTTCGAGTTTGAGAATCAAGTCAACGTCTTTGATGTTGTATTCGATAAACAGTTGGTAATTCAAACGATAAAGCTGGTGCAGGTTCTCATATTCTTCATATGAGATTTTACCTTCACCGAGTTCAAATTGTGCGATTGCATCCAAACGATAGGATTCTTGCGACTTGCCGTTTGGTGAATACCATTTGTACAGTTCAAGATAGTCGAGGTCACCAACGCCAACAAGTTCATACACCGTCATTTTACGGTTCATAACAAATGCTTGACGTTCAGAGATAATATTCCACGGAGAAAGTTTCTTAGCCTCATCTTCACCAAGAACTTTACGCATACGATTCACAAGATACGGTACGTCAAAGAACTTGGTGTTCCAGCCAGTGAGTGCATCTGGACATTTCTCTTGCCAGAGTTTGAGGAAGAACTTGAGCAGGTGATATTCATCTTTACACTTCATGTAACGTTCTTCACCCTTGACCTGATAATCACCGCAACCGAAAACGAACATATGCCCACCGATAAAACGGAGGGCAATAGCAGTAACTGGTTCATTTGCGAGATATGGATCAGGGAAACCATTCTCTGAACCAACCTCAATGTCAACAATAGCAATCGAGACTTTATCAAAGTCCCAATCAATCATTTCTTTGTGCTGTTCACCGATGAATGCGTACTCAAAACGGTTTTGACCATAAATTGTTTTACCTGAAACACCTTCAAACTGGCGCAGGTAATCACGTGCTTCACGCATTGTGTCAAACTTATGTGGTTGAAGATATACACCATCAAGCGAGGTGTAATTTGTAACCTTGTTTGATTTTTCATATAGTGTTGGCTGATATGGAATCTTTAACTTCGTTCTTTTACCGTCAGCGATACCACGGTAAAGAATGTTGCTACCAACAGATTGTACGTTTGTGTAGAAAAGAGACATTAACCTGTAATGATTTGAGTTGGAGGAGTAATGATACCAGAACCGAACATCTGGTTGTAATTGTCAGAAATATCTGTTGCAGGTGTATAATTATACACTACATGTAAGGGTTCTACAAGAATTGTTTCACCTTCTTTTTGTTGTGAGAAGGTTGGAAAAGGAACAAAACCCATCTGAGGTGGAGCACCAGCAACTTTTGGTGGTACCATACGGAGTTGCACTGGATTTTTTAGTTGTAGTTGACCTTGCAGTGACACGGAAATGTCGGCGATAACTTCTTCACCTGTCACCAATTTAATACCTTGAATATTCATAATTATACCTCTGTGTTGAAAAAGAATGTTTGGAACAATCGTCCATTATACAATGAATCACCAAAGCCTGGCAACATACTTCTGTGGTAATATTCACCACGGTACATTACCAATCTATTGAAGATGTTGGATACCTGAACGATTGGTTCCCATCTATCCAAATCTGTTATTTCTTCTGTATTGTTGTTGTAATCCGTTGCTGGGTTTTTTGGATCATACATCGAAATCTTTGTTTTTTTGTTCCGATAAATTGCTGTTCCAGCCTCCAACGGAGCATCCGGTGTTAGATAAAGTACCGCAGCCCAATTAGTCGGATCATGATGTATCCAAGTGGTATCATTGGAGGTGGTGTACTGGAATGCCGTATTGTATTGTTCTGGCCACCAAGTAATTTTTTTCCTTAGTATGTCCTCAAACATCGTTTTGGCGTTGGTGTTATGTTCTCCACGCATTACGTCTGTTCTGACACCTGGATAGTTACCAGAAACGGTGTAGGGGAGTGAAAGTGCATAATTTCTAACTTGGAGTGGATTTCCATAGAAATTATCAAAAATCATAAGTGATGGAGTCATTTAAAATCCCAAATAATTATATAGTTGTCTATAAAGCTAAATACTTTTGTCAAAGTGGATTTTAGCACTTTTCTGATGGAATGTCAAGGGGTTAAGTGGTATGAATAATTTGGAGAAAGTAAAAAAATGTTTAAAAAATTTGTTATTCACACATTATTGTTTATAAGCATTGGTGTAGTGAATGCACAACCCATAGTTACAGAATCTACTACCAAAAGCACAGTAGATTCCACATCTAATTCTGTAACAACATTAAAATCTCCACCACCATCGGCGATCACTCCAACCATGAACATATCAAATTCTGATTTATGTACTGTTGGTGTAGCTGGTGCCGTCCAAACACAGATTCTTGGTCTTTCCGCTGGTACTACCGTTAGGGATATGAATTGTGAAAGACTAAAGCTATCCAAAACATTATTTGATATGGGTATGAAAGTTGCGGCCGTATCTACGTTATGTCAAGATAAGCGAGTATTTGATGCTATGATGATGGCAGGCACTCCATGTCCGTATGATGGCGCCATTGGAAATGAAGCTAAACAGCAATGGAAAGTTAATGAAGCCAAGCAGCCAGGTAATAGAGAACAAACAAAGGGAGAATTGAGTGATGGCACTAAGACATTCTTTGGTGGCATGGGTATTCTTAGCCTATTGCTCCTTCTCTTACTCTGAAATCATTAGCGGCACTACACTCAATGCGGCTGGTAATGGATTAACATGGTCTATGGGCAATGTATTGCCTGCCGCCACGGGATTGACAGTTGATGGTGTTATCTATCAATATTCCGCAGTAAAGAATACCAGAGATCCAATGGTCGTTAACATACAAAATAAAGACGCTATTCGACCTGGATTTGTTTTTAGGAGTCAAGATGATTGGTCTGGTTTACCCGGTAATACCATAACAAAAGTGATGCCATTAGACAATATTCCAATTACTCGTTGGGGTGCTGGAAGCATTACCGTGGATGGTATTGGAGAGGTGAGAAATCCATCAGTAATTTATAAATACAAATATGATACCTGTGTTGATCCATTGAGTAGTCCAACCTGTCCAGGATATGCAGAGGCAATGGCGAAAAAATTGACTGAAAAACCAGCTGAAATATATGATCCCCTATCAGATCAAAATATACGAAATGTATTAGATGCAAAGTATGTAGATGAAGAAGAAAAAAGAGTTCCAGTATCTTCCGTTACAAGAAGAAATGATAAACCTATCGATAGAAAATCAATAGCTTCGCCATTGAGTCCAGATGATGCTATTAAAGCATCTCAATTAGAAATGTTGAATAACATACCAGGAATTGAATTGTATAGAGTGAGTATTCCTGGTGGAGTTTATAATGATGTACTTCGTTATCCTGATAAAAAATTACCGGATAGTAGAAATGCAAGAAGATTTGGCTTCGCCCAAGAAAGTTTGCATAATGCTATGATGGATTTACAATATAAAAAGTAAAAAAGGAAAACAGAAATGTTTAAAAAAATCGTATTAGCAAGTTTGCTTGCTACTCCGCTATTATCAATAGCACAAGACGTTCCAATCACTGGTGTGGTTTCTTCTAAGTGTATCATCTACACTGAAACACCTGGTGTATATGGTAACCCATCACCAAACGTGTTAAGCACTTTACCAGCCGATGGTGGTGTTCAACCAATAATCAGATATGATGTACTTCAGTCTGGTTTCTACAAGGCTGTTATTACAACACCAAACAGTTTTTCGTCTTCACCATCATTATCCGATAATGTAACATGGACCGGAAGTGTTGATGTGAGTAGAGTAACTAATGCTGCCATGTCGGCGTATTCAACTAATAAAATAACATATAACAACACCACAGAAATTGTTTTATCTGTTCCTGGTACAGTTTGGTTCAAAGCAGAATCAAAGGCTGAGTATGGATACAATAAAGCATTTCCTGCTGGAACTTATAGGGCTATGGTAACAGCAAGCTGTATAGCAATATAAGATTATGTTTCGTTATGTTTTTATGGTAATGGCTTTAATCGGTGGCTATGCAAATGCCCACCAATTTTTGCCAACTTACCCCAAGTTTGAACATTCGTTTATTACTGGTGTCATGCAAACTAAAATGGAATTGTTTAACAAACGGAGTGATGTTGAATACTATGAATTGGGTGTTTACGATAAAGATTGGAATGCATTGCCTTTTGCATCAGAAAGCAAAATAATTCAAGTCAATTATCTGCAAACAAAGCCTGTCAATGTTTATATCAAGCGAGAGGATTTGATAAGAGTTACTTATATTTGTACTGAATCTAAGCATAAAAGAGAAGGTAGTCGAAATACAGTAATATCAACTCAAATTTGCTCCAAAATAAAATGAAATATTTTGTCGCTATTGTCTTATTATTTTTGAGCACTTTAAGTAATGCACAAAATGGTTCAATGACTCTTTCAATGCCTAGTGCGCCTGGTAGTTTTCAATCTGATAGATTTAGGGCTGGTGATTTAGATTGTTCCATGGCAATAGGTTCGGCGACTAATCTTGAATTTGGTGTACTTGGAGTAATTAACAATAACCAGCAAATAACAAACGGAGCACCACAAAATAGAGATGTTGGTGTATATGGAAGAATCATTATACCCATTGGCGCACCAAAGGGACGTGTTGATTGTAATAGATTATATGAGATGGAATTAAAAAAGAGAGCAATGGAAATCCAAAAATTAGAAAGTGAACTTAATAATTTAAGAAACCTGAGATTCGAAAAATAAAATTTTTGGCATATCCGTATAACGGAGAATAAAATGCCAGATATAGATAAAAAAATAGATCAGTTAGAAGAAGCTAAACAAAAATACGCCAGTAAAGACACTGTAATTAGCATTGGTGGTTATGAGTTTACCCCCGCAAAACTAATGGTTGCGTTCACATTAGTTTCATCGATACTTGGTGGTTTATACGGTGCATTTGAAGTCTATAAAGACTATCAAAGCATGAAGAAAAAGATTGCTGAATATGAAGCACCAGATTTATCGGAGTTTGATAAACGTTTAGCCGTCATTGAAGAAAATTCTGGTAAAACCAGTGACTATACACGTGATATCAAAAACGATTTAAAGAATGATATTCGCCGTAATGAATCTGTTACGGAACAAATTGAACGTAGTGTAAAGCAAGCCCAACGTGAGACTGAATCAGAAATGCGTGATATGCGTAAAGCTGTACGTGAAGATTTGGAAAGAGCCAGAGTTGAAGCCAACCAAATACGCAAGGATATGGAACTGACACGTAAAGAAATCAATTCAGAATTTAACAGTGCCCGTAGGGAAATTTCCAGAGAAGTGGAAACACTTAAAAAGGAAGTCGATAACAAGATTCAAAAGGCTATCGATAACCCACTAGCAGGTAAATAATGGTGCGACCGGGGAATTCCGACATCCCGACCAAGGGATTATGAGTCCCCTGCTCTACCTCTGAGCTACGGTCGCATTTGGTGCGGGTGACCGGACTCGAACCAGCACGCCGAAGCGGGAGATTTTAAGTCTCCTGTGTATACCATTTCACCACACCCGCATGTCCATTTTTAACCACATTTGAACCGTTCTTCAGCGTTTAGTCGCTATCTCCCTTACTAATCGGGCGTAGGGTATGTGGTTAAAAATGGACACCTTTCGGTGCCCATAGCCGTTACAGCACTTTGTAACG